AGCGTTTCGTGATGATGTCCAAGCTAAACTAGCACGATCTAATCTTAAAGTATAACCATGCCAAAAGGTAAAGGTACCTACGGTACAAAGAAAGGAAGGCCACCTAAAAAAATTATTAAAGGAGGAAAGAAAATTGGTTTACGATCCACTTAGAAGAAGTCACGGGGCTTTTGACAAAGCTGTTAAGGACGCTAAAGGTGACGTACAAAAACTAAAGGATGCTATTAAACTATATCCTAAAAAAGCTAAGGGGAAAACTAATAGTGTAAATGCATAGTGCTACGTGGCAGCCCGAACAGTTCATCGTCCCTGCCACTTGTACACTTTTAATTTTATAATGAACGATACAGAAGTTATCGCATTACAACCTCCTCTTGAATATACCATGAACGAAAACGCAGAAGTCCAGAACGGACGTTGGGCAATGATCGGTATCATCTCCGCACTAGGAGCTTATGCTACTACTGGTCAAATTATCCCAGGAATTTTCTAATGAAAAAACTTTCACTAGCTATCGCAGCTTCTCTATTCTCAGCCCCAGCAATGGCTGGAGTCTACACTAATGTAGAGACAAACGCTTCTTACACAGGAGCAGACTACACTTCAAGATCAACTGATCTTCATGTAGGTTATGAGAATACAGTAGGTGTTCTTGATTGGTATGCACAAGGAGGAAAGACTATCAACGCTGTTGATGGTGCTGATTCTGATTCTGCATGGTCAGGTAAAGTCGGAGCGTCTGTTGCCGCTACCGAAAGACTAGGAGTCTACGGTGAATTTTCATTTGCAAACATTGCTGATGAAGATATAGACAATACTTATGGCACAAAACTAGGTGCTAAATTTTCTTTTTAATTAAATGACTACAGCCACACTAACAAAACCCAACAGTAACTGGGAGAGTTTATGTGACTGGGTTACGAGTACTGACAACCGCCTCTACGTGGGGTGGTTTGGGGTACTTATGATCCCTGCACTATTAACAGCAACTACTGCATTTATAATCGCTTTCATAGCTGCTCCTCCAGTTGACATTGACGGTATCCGTGAACCTGTATCAGGAGCTTTACTCTATGGAAACAACATCATAT